ACGCGGAACTTTTTAGTGGTCTGACCGCTGGGAACGCGCCAATGCCATGTGATCTTGATGGCCACTCTGCCGTTGAGTACGAATTGAACTTCCTTGGTAGGCTCCGTTCCACCCAGAGGAATTGTCTCTAGTACCTCAAGGTCTTCTGGTGGCTCGGGGATGACATCTAGATTTGTTGCGTCACGCTGCTGAAGCTCTTCGCCATCTTCGACGTAAGCGTATTTGCCTTCGTTGTACGAAACAGCATTGATGGTATAGAGCATTTGATCCTGCTCTTCAATTGCAAGCACGCGCCATAGTGTTGGCTGGATGTTATTAGCGCCCAAGCCAAGGCTTTCAAGCATCCAAATGCTGTTGACGTTTGGGGTGACGCTAAAAGGATCGCGAACTGTAATAACACCCGATGTGATTGTGTCTACAAGTTGCGTTTCAGCTGTGCCGTCGGGCAAGATGACGTGCAACTTGCTACCTGAGCCAAAGTTCAAGTCTGTGCTTGCCGTATCGTCAACCGTGATCGAATTGCTAGTCGCAGCATTGATTCGACCTGCTTTACGCTCGCCAGCAACGACAGGATCAGCAATTTGAATCACCATGCCAGGCCGAACAACCTGCCCAGCAGCAAGGCTTGACGTAAACGAGACGACTTCTTTTTCGTACTTATCAGAGTACAAAATCCACTTGCCTATCCTTGCTGCTTGGCCGCGACTGGTGCAGGCAAAGGCGTCAAACTCTTTACGCACCACGCCATATTTTGCGATGCCATCATGATCTTCGACTATCTCGTAGGCTTTATCTTTGAGGTCAATATCGAGATAGCTAACCACAACAACGGTGGGACGAGTTTTTAGACTGCTGCCGCTATACGTAAAACCATCCTCTGTGACATTGGCCATCGTGAATAGATAGGCCGGATCCCGTGGCGCGTCTTGCGCAATAGTCAGGCTGCCTGCACTCCAGAAGCCTTGGCAGCGCATGACTGACAGCAGATCATTAACTAGCTTGAAGGATTCTTCAGCTGTTTGAATCGTGGTGTTGCAGCTGAAACGAGCCTCCGTTCCACCAAAGCCATCATCAACCAGTTCGTTGCTGTATTTTGACGCTGCAAAAAACGCCCACTTATCAAGCTGAGAGGTGTCAATATGGTTGCCGAAGCCGTACCTGGTGTTAGTCAACAGATCCCATAAGATCCATGCTGGACAGGCGCACCATGTTGCAGCAGCAAATGTTCCGTCCCAGACGAAATTCTGTGGGTAGATAATTCTGCCGGTGTCGGAGTCAACGGTGACACCATTGGGGATCCTGACCTTGACGCCCTTGATTAGATACTTGCGCGATGGAATGCTGTTGAACTGCTCAGCATCTACACGCAAACCGATGAGAGCGCTATTCGGGTAAGTAAGCTTTGCCCATTTAATCTCCGTCAAGCTTGTCCAGCTGAAGGCGTTAGTCAGCAGCGAGTTACTGCTATCGCCCGTGATGCGCTCAACCTTGACATCGACGTTGTCAGTAGGGTTTGGTCGCTCCAGCTCAATCAAATAGTCTTTTTGGTATAGATCAGCAGTGCGGCCACTGATCCTGTCATCAACAACCTCTAGAAAGCCTGCACTCGCATACTGCAGATAAATCTTTAGGCGAACAGAAGTGCCTTCGGTATCTCCAGTTTCGTTATCGATCTTTTGCAGCGATGGTATTGAGATCGTGATTCTTACTGCATCAACCTCATCGTCCGTAATGCTTTCTATGATCGGAACTGGTTGCGCAACAGGGCGATTCACTGCACGCTCGTTTTCCGTTCCAGGAGTCAGAGGAATATGCTCTTGGCTTTGCGTACCGTTGCGGGTGTAAACAGTAACGTCTTCAAAGTTGAAGTCGCCGGTTACGCCTTCCAGCTGGGTGTTGTTTAGGAAGATTGATTTATTGCCGTCAACTAAGCCCTCAATCTCGCCTTCTGAAATTAAGTCAATGACGTTTGCATACTGCCGTGAATCAAGGGAGTCAGGCGTAGTTCTAGGTGAACGGCTACTGCCACCACCACCACCGCCGCCACCTTTGCCGCCGCCGCCACCGCCGCCGCCAGCACCGATAATCGTTGTCATGTCCTTACCTGAACGGTGTCGATGCCGGCAGAGATAACAACGCTGCCAGTCAGAGTCTTACCGTAAACGATAGGAACAGGCGTGCCACCACGGCTTGTATTTTGTACGCCCGAAAATGAATACGATTGAGACTTGCGTGGATCCTGTTCAGTATCTGGGCCTTGCGGGATTGCAGGCGTTGGCGTAAGAAGTGTGGCAACTCCACTTAGAGCTAAGCCAAGACCCAAAGTACCGATCGCAGTTGAGACGCCAGCTGTTAAGCCTCCCGATCCGGCTATCCCCAAGAACCCTCCAGCCGCTGGAGCAAAGATGATCGCAGCTGCAACTAATGCGACTCCTGCCAAGATCTGACCAGTACCACCACCAGCACCAACAACTACTGGGACGATTTTGATTTCTTCCTGTCCAACAGGGAAATGCAGTTCATCCAAAGTCAACGCACGTTTGCCAACCAGCACCTTGTAATGCTGATCGGCCATGTGTTCTTCTAGTGCGGGAAAATTTGCAATCAACATTCGCACCACTTCTGCTGTAGTGCTTAAATCCGCTTCCAATACAGTGCGGCCAACAAACTTGGCAAGCTGCCCGTAAAGTCTGACCTTACGCAACATGACGCAGCCGCCTCCCTGTCACCGATTGTAGCCAGCCACCGTAAATATCTCTACTGCTCAACCGCCCCGCAAGGTGATGTAGCACCATGCCATCACCGATGAATACGGCGCAGTGATTCAAGCCTTTGCCGTTGATTTGCATTAGCAGCAAGTCGCCACGCTCCAGTGGTTCATTTTCGGCTAATTGGCGGAATCCTGTTGCAGCCCAGGCGCCATCGAACATCGGCGCATTCATGAACAATTCTGGTGTTGCAGGGCGATCCCAATCGCGCAGCATGATTCCTTGTTCTGCGTACCAGTCACGCGCCAAAGTCCAGCAATCATTGACGGCCCAAGTCCATTGCCTGCCAACCAAAGGGGCCTTGTAACCGCAAGGGCGATACTCGCCCCAAATTTCAATTCGTGGGTTGACGATGTACCAAGGGAGGCCGTGCTTTTCTGCTGAAACTCGATCGGCTTCGCTGGGAACTGGTGCGGTATGCGGATGGCTGTGAACAATGCCGACAATTTCACCAGCATCTGATGCAGCAGCGTAATCCTCAGGATTCAGCACGAACATGTCTTTCATGTTGTGCGCCATGTTGCGGCATGGCCAATACCGCCCACGACCTTTGACGACAACGATCAAACCAACTGATTCCCAAGGATCGCGGTCCTTAGCGTCTTGTAATGCAGCGTCGCGCCAGGTCATGCGAAGAAAGTACCAATGCCGGGATAGCCGCCGAATGGCAGCTCATTGTTCTCACCAAATCTAGCTTCGCAGCTGCTTTGCTTCTTGCCACAAACATCCTCGGATGTATTGACGACAGGGTTGTCATTAGCGTCAAAATAATTAGTACCTGCGTAACCACACTCAGCCGAGCGGTACACCCACTGACAACGGCTGATGCACTGACGCTTAGGTGCGCGAACACCTGCAAGGTCAAAAGCGCTGGCTAGCTCAAACTCGACTAAATTTCGATTTTCGGTTGACTTGCGATCAACGTAATAAACTTCCAACGGGAACAAAGCAGTTGAATCAGGCGTGCCGTAAGGATTCCCGGTTTGTGAAACACCGATTAAAGTATCACCATTTTGCGTCGTCAATATGTCGCCGTTTTGCGTTGCTAATGGCGACAAGTCAGTAAGAAAATTTGCATCATCGATGTAACGCGCCAACGTTCGAAGCCGCGTAACTTTTGCGCCTTCCAATCCGTTCGGCAGTGTCGCCAGCAGAGCCGTAATTGTGCTGAGGATATTGCTGACCCTTAGCGTTGGCCTTGGCAAACTACCTTGACCAGAGTACGCAAAGCCATCGGCTTCAATCGGCAGCGCTATGTAAATTGTGCCTCCAAATACTAAATTGTTGCCAGAGTTTTGTTTAGTACCGTTGTGGAAGTAGTACGTCTGATTTACGCCGTGCTGGTTTGCGTTTAGTTCGAGCTGAAATAGCTCAATGATTGCAGTTGGATTGATTCCCTGCAGCTCACCAGTTATCGCCGCACTAGATTCAGTGTCGGTATAACCGACATCCCAGTAACCGGAGACAACGTAAGCCATGTTCAGCTAACTACAGCTTTGATAATCGCAAAGCCAATTAC